AGCACTCAAGCGACTGTTGCGTTTACGCCTTCTAACGGCGTTCAGTCTTTGCTGCTTGCGCCTACCGTGCTGGCTGCTGATCAGATCGTCATTACTTACTCTTGCTCTACGTATCCGACTGCTGGCACCATCAGTGTAACTATGTCGCCTGTGGATTCGTTCGTTGCGACTCAGTCGATTGCTGGCGACCCCTGCAAAAATCCAAATGTGCAGACTTCGAGTGTAGTTATCAATATCTCTAGTACTGGTACTACGCAACTAGTTGCACCAGTTGCTGGTAAGGCAGTTTATGTGTGCCAAGTCACGGCATCAGGTGGCTCTGCGGCAACGGCTACACTTGAATACGGCACAGGTAGTAACTGTGGAACTGGGACTACAACGCTAACAGGCGCTTTGGCACTTAATGCTACACAGCCCGTCAGTATGGGCTGGGGCGGAGCAGTAGTTACTGCGCCAGCTGGTAATGCTTTATGTTTGCTAGCAGGTGGCACTGTCACAACTGCGCAAGGCGTATTGAGCTACGTTCAACAGTAAAGGAGTTTTACAATGCTTAGGCGCAGAAGTCTACACCTCGACCGCTCTGCGCCTAAACAAGTTCATATAAGCAAGGGCGACGTGATCTATGTCAATGGTTATGAACTTGACGGCGACATCCTTGCAGAGATTATAGCACCTAAAGCAAAGAAACGTCTTTTATGGGCATTTATCAAGAGTGCTGATGGAACAAAGATTCAGCCTGTGTGCTATAGCGAAGAAAAAGTAATATGGCTCAGTGAAGAAGATCAAATCAGGAAGGCTGGCGATGAATAGGCAACAGCGCAAACGTACTAAAGCCAATCTGACTGAGAATGCTCTTGGATTACAGCAGCGTGTAACGTTCGACACTGCCCATGCAATGGACTACTTCACTAATCCTGCTGCCCGTATGGGAGCTGGAACGCCCTCACTCGCTGAGTCTGCTGACTACGAGATGGTGCGGCTTAGTTATGACTATTGGAAGCTGATCGTCATGTATCGCAACCATTGGATCAGTCGTCGCATTATCGACATGCCGGCAGCGGACATGGTGCGTGCGTGGCCTCGCCTTACCAGTGACATAGATCCTAAAGATATGTCTCGTATTGACAAGACGCTGCGCAAGACGAACTCAAAGGCTAAGATCCTTGCAGCAATGCAGTGGGCAAGGTTGTTTGGCGGCGCCGGGTGCTTGATTGCCCTGAAGAACCAGGAGAACGAGCTTGATCAGCCCCTTGATCTGGACAGCATTGGCATCCACGATTTCAAAGGTCTTGTACCATTCGATCGCTGGTCTGGAATTCAGCCCGATGGGTCTGTCTGTACTGATATCGATCGGCCTCTTGATTTTGGTTTACCAGAGCATTATAGTGTTAATGTGCTGGGCGGTGAATCGTTTAAGGTCCATGCTACCCGCATTCTGCGTTTTACGGGCCCTGAGGTTCCTACTCCAGAACGTGAAGCGCAGACTTGGTGGGGTATCTCGTCGCTAGAGCCAGTGTACGAGGAGATTAAGAAGCGCGACAACATGAGCTGGAACATTCTCTCATTGTCGTTTCGCGCGAACATCCTCGGTATGAAGTTCCCCGACTTGGCACAGTTGCTCAGCGGTCTAGGCTCGAATCAAAAGGCTTCTGCAGCATTTGAACAACGCATGAGCACACTCAATCACCTAATGGGTAACAACAGTTTGGTTCCATTGCCGGCTGACGGCGGCATCGAGTCTACCTCCTACACGTTCAGTGGGTTGGCCGAGTGCTATCAGCAGTTTCAATTAGACATCTCTGGTGCTGCGCAGATCCCCGTCTCCCGCCTTTGGGGCAAGACTCTAGGTGGTCTAGGTAATGGCACCAATGAGGGAGATGAGCGCGTCTACGAGGAACGGATAAGTGCGGACCAAGACAAAGACCTACGTCCACAACTTGAAAAGCTCTACCCCGTTCTCTGCATGAGTGAGATGGGTGAAGTTCCTGACGACCTAGACTTAGCGTTCCCCTCCATCCGCGTGATGGACCCGAAGGACAAGAGCGAGCTGGCTAAGACCACAATGGACACAGTTGTGGTAGCAATGAATGGTGGTATCATTAGTCCTCGTACGGCCGGTAAAGAGTTGAAGCAGAGCAGTGTCAAGACGGACTTGTTCACCAACATCACTGATGAGGCTATTGAGAAGCTGTCGGATGAAGTCAGCAGTGAAGGAGAGCTTGGTGAGGGGCTGTTTGGTGGACTGAATCCATCTGCATCGCCTGCTAAAGAGATCAAAGAAGAGAACAAAGTAGGTAAGGCTGCCAAAGAGCCCACGGACAAGCCAGAAGAGACACAGGCCTCACCAAAGCAAGCTCAGGCCAACGACGCTGATGGCCCGGCTGTGCAGAAGTACCAAGTGCAGGGACTGGATGTCGTCATCGAAACACATAAGGGTGAGATACGTAGCGGCAAGGACTGGTCAAACACCATGCCTGCTGACTACGGATATTTTCCTGGTGTGCTTGGTGCTGATGGTGACTCGCTGGACTGCTACGTGGTGGATCCTGAGTCTGACAGTCAATATGTTTACGTTGTCGACCAGTCAGTCCTTGGCAGTCGCAGGAAATTTGACGAGCACAAAGTGATACTTGGCGTGAAGACTCGCAATGAGGCACTCAACCTTTACACAGCAGGTCATCACAAAGCAAAAGACGTCTTCTCGGCCATTACTCCAATGACCGTGGAAGAGTTCAAAAGATGGACGGCCACAGCGGACTTGAGCAGGCCCTGCTCGGAGACTGTATGAAACTTGATATGAAGGCAGTGCGTGAATACGCTGCAGCGATCAAAGCTACCTGGAGCGTGTATTTGACGGGCGATACCGGTGAGGTCATGCTACTGTTTATCAGGGCAAGCGAGGATACTTCGACAACGGAGACCATGCCCGCTATAAGGTTTGCGGCATGATACCTGTAACGCAGACTAGAACTGGTAAAACTGGAAACTGTTTTGCTGCGTCATTGGCAAGTGTACTCGGACTGCCGCTCAAACAAGTCCCTGACTTCAAGAAGGCTAACGAAGATCCCGAGGTCAATGTCTGGCTTGCCAAGCGGGGCTTGCGTTACCGTGAGGTTCCTGCTACGCAGCCTCCACCAAAGGGTTGGCACATTATCTGCGGTGTCTCTCCCAGAGGCGGATATCATGCGATTGTCGGATTTGATGGGCTCGAAGAATGGGATCCCCATCCTATCGATGGGTCACGTCATGGTCTAGACAAGACAATTGCTTGGGGTGTGTTGGAGCCCCTTGATAAAGGGAAGGTAAAAGATATGGACATTCGCAAAGGCGTAACCAAGTGCCAAGAGTGTGGCGACAACTTGCTCGGTGATGACGTCGCAGAGGTACACGGTAAAGTCGTGTGTCCGGAGTGTGCGGATTCTTATCACAAAGCTACCGACGTCGATGAGCTCTCCTCCCACCAAGCTGTCCAGTTCATGCTTGAGGCGGTCAAGGCGGCTAACAGCGGAAACACTAAGAAGGCCCTGGAACGCGCGACTTTGGCGGAGTTTAGGGCACAAGATGCAAGGGACAAGGCACTAAAGGATAAGGCCCAGCAGTTCATCGAAAAGTTGAAGGGCACTGCGAGAGATACTACGTTCGGCAGTCATAGCCAATCCGGAATGTCCTGCCCAGGTGCTCTGAGTCTAACCAACCAGAGCAAGCCAGTTAAGAACCCTGCGATGGACACCGCCATTGACCGTTACAGCATGGCGCAGATTCTAGATGCGCTGGGCATTGACATTAAAGCTTACATGGGCCGTAATGAGTCACAGAAACGCGAATTGCTGAAGACGGCGATCGCGAAGTTAAAGGGAGCTAAGTAAATGGCCGTAGTTCAGCATGCATCATTCCAAATCGATGGCGTTGCCGCCACTAGCTTCGGTAGCTCAAGCTCACGTGTCGCTTTGCCAGGAACACCTGGGTCTGACAACTGTGTGCGTATTGCTAACCAAGGACCGTGCCACATTACTGTGCTGCTCGGAACTGGTACTGTGACGGTTGCCAATAACACTGGCTTGATGATTCCAGCTGGGCAGGTGGAGTATATCACTATTGGCACAGCTACTTACATCGCCGGCATCAGCTGTGGTGGGCCTGGAACATCTTCCACGGCCAACATCGTTACAGGTAGTTAAGTAGGCACAGCGGCGTGGCCGCCGAACAAAGGAGAATGAGTCATGCCGTTAGTTCCTGGTAAGAGCAGAGCTGCACTTGAGAAGAACATCGCCATTGAGCGCAAAGCAGGCAAGCCCGAGAAACAAGCCGTTGCGATTGCTTACAGCAAGAGGGGCGAGGATGCTTTTAAAATCACATCAGCACAACGTCCTGCATTTGAGTGGGCCTGTAACTTTGCGAATGCATCAGAAGAAGGCGCGTACATGTTTGCCGGCTTCTATCAGAACTACGTAAAGAAGTTTCCAGGTGCGACGAAAGCCCAGGCTTGGAAGGCACAGACTAGTATGCTGCAGAATGGGGGGCAAGCGCCTGCTTACAGCAAGAGGGGCGAGGATGCTTTTAAAATCACATCAGCACAACGTCCTGCATTTGAGTGGGCCTG